TACCAGAATTGCGGGCACCGAAATTCGTCAACGCTGGCGATGATTTTTTAGTCGAGTTGTGTCACGCAGGCAACAAATACGAGGTGAGTTTGTATGCCGATAGGTGGCGTCTTGGGTACATGGGTTTTGGTGATTCGTGCATGAGGCTCATCGTCACATTGAACACAGCTGGCAATCGCTCACTTATCGCTAGGGATGGCTTGGGTGAAACGATTGCTTTTACTCAGATTGACGTGCGCGCTCCTTTGTGATTTAAAACGAAGTGGAGTTTCCTAGCTCCAGTTGTCGCAGCCCGTGATTCACGTCACGGGTTTTTTTTTGTGCATCTTGCGCTCTGGGAATCGTCATGTATTTATAAAAGCGTTCACGAAAGGTGCCTCCTTTTTTGGACACGACTGACTGAAGCTTATCCCTTTGGTCAGTTTTTTTTCGCTCAAATTTCCATCTCGGAAACCTTAATCCAAAAGCCATCCTCCTCAGCCCATCGCTTCTCGGAAGTCATGCGAACTATCTGAGAGTCATCCTCCCACAGCACGCCATTGGCACCATCGGCAATTGACTTGAACAAGTTATCTACGTCGCCACGCGGTGGGTACTCAAAGGAAGTCTTCTTAGGACGTTTCATATAGGCGATGAATTGCACAAGAAGCGGACCTTGAAACGGCTCGGAACACAACCCAGCAAACAATCGTTTGACGGTAGACTCAAACTCACGGGTAGCAGAATCGGTGATTGCTATGCCACGATAAAATCTGGGGCGAGCTTTTGGCTTAACTCTGATGTCTGAAACAATTTCGAGGTGTCGCATGTTTATTCCCGTAGACGAGGAGCTGATGCCCGTTATTCAAGAATGTTTAGCTATCGCTTATCAGACTGTGGAAGACGAGCAAACAGCCGAATTAATAAAGAGCGTTATGCTTAAGCTAGACGAATCGGAAATAAAAGCGTACGGCGGCTCGGTTAAGTTCGTCGCAACGGAGGGAGAATGTGGGTTGCATTAATAGCGACGGTTGTAATCATTCTGCTGATTGTTGTGATTGAATCGTCGTTTCACAAATAAGCTCATAGCGTACACCGTTCGCGTCATATGAGTTGCCGATAATACGAATGATTCCGGCGTCACGCAAACGTTGAAACGATTGCTTAATATGATTTTCTCGGATTGGTTCCGGCATTCGTTTGCGGAACTCCATCGTGCGTATCTGCACGCCGCCCAGTTGTTTTATGAGTGACAACACCATCTCGTCGTCGCGTTCCTGTCTCTCTATTGTTGCTTTCTTTCGCTTGTCTAACATACCCATTCCAACTTTCTATCGCGTCATGCTTTGCTAATTTTGTGTCATTGTTCCACGCCCAAGGGCCATGTGCCAGACAGCGCTGACACTCCACCCGTGAACCGTTATGCATCTCAACAATGCGCTGCTCGGTTGCTGAACAGAACGGACAACCCCGAAGCGCCGCTTTCATGGCGATGCCTCAAGATTGATTTTGATTTGGTCATTCGGGTCACGATACTGCTCGACGATTTCCATAAGCGCAGCAACCAGCGCCACGTTCATCGAATTAAATTCGGCTTGTTTTACTAGAACACGGTCATCGTCAAAGCGCAGAATGTAGCCATTTTCTGCTTGTTCGATTGAAATCATCGCGTCACCTCAAAAAGGAATCGATTCGTCAAAGTCGAAATCGGCCACCGACTTTACCGGTGTTTGCCCCATGTTTTGCAACTGTGGCGCAGGCTCTCGCTTGCTGAATGTGCGAATCGTACGAGCATTTACGCTGAGTTTGGTTCCGGTGCTTCCGTCTCTTTTGGTGTACGTTTGCTGCTCAAGGTCGCCGACTACGAGTGCTTGGTCACCTTTCTGAGCTTCGATTAGCCATTTGCCCATGTTGTCCCACGCTGCCACTTCGAACCACGTACTGCCCTTGTCCTTGCCGTGACTCACTGCAATTGATGCCGATGTGATTTGCTTACCAGATTGTGTCATTCGAACTTCGGGGTCTTTGCCGAGACGACCCACGATACTTACTTGTGCGAAACTCATTTTTCATTCCTTACAGACAAAATTAAAAATATCAGACCTATTGTGGCCCAAACTAAAAACGTTCCGAGCCACAGCCAAAACATCATGAGAACGTCATCGCTTTAACGATTGCCGAACGCGCGTCTTCCCATGACTTACCAGCTCGCAGAACTTCGACACCTTGCCGTGCTGCTTGCTTGTCGCTCGCATCCCAATCAGCAACACGTTTGCCGATGAGTGTTTCCAGCGCGTCGGGATATTTCTGATTATGTTTTGCAAACAGCTCTGCGAAAGCATTAGCCGGTGTCGCTTGCTTTGGTGCGGCCGCTGGTGCGCTGGCTGTATTTCCGTCATCGTCATCTTGTAGAATACTGAGCATGCTTGCGAGTGAATATCTCCGAGCGTAGGTCAAACCGCCGCCATGCTTTTGTGGGTCGTTCATGTCTTTTGCGATTACTGGGTATTCACCTTCGATATATTGCCCGCTAGTGTGAATGATTTTCGTCACGACAACGGTAACGCCTGATTCATGAATACGGGTCGGCTGAATTACGGCCAAACCATTTCGATGCAGTGCGTCTTTGCAAGCGTCATACACGCTGCCGAGGTCAGCATAGCGGTTGCGGAAATGAGGATTGACGCTATCCTTATGTGCGATTTTCATTTCTGACTGTGCTTTAATTAAAGCGGAAAACAATTCTTTCACAGTGCCCCCTGCGCCCATTTTGGCAAGTCAAGTCGTTGTATTTCAGTTGTATAACATGGGAAATCATCAATAGCGTCGCAATCTTTAAAAATCTGAATTGCTTTCTGGTAAAGCGCCCAACCTTGCGACCACATGGCAATGGTCGGCTCGTACACGGCAACGCCAAACGGTGGTTCTTTTTCCAACGCAACAAAAAGAAAGCGACGTTCCTTGCCGTCAATTGCCTTTGCAATATCCAGATACCAAGCCATTTGTACATGATATTGATAGCTCATTACTGAACGGAGAAATGCGTCAGGGCGAGCATCAACCGTTGTTTTGAGGTCAATGATTAAATCGTCTTTTAAATAATCAGGCCGAATACGTGCCTTCACTCCGTGAAAGTCTTCTGTAAAGCCCGAGACCTCAGCCAATCCACCGGTAAGGATGCCGGAGCTCCCCAGATGTGCGTGTACACTGGCGGCAAGTCTTTCGACGTGCGCGTGCGTATCTTCACTAATGAAGCTGATACCATCGGCAACGGCTCGGAGTTGCTGGTTCTCGTAGGCGAGTTTTCCTTCCTTTGTGCGTCGGTCATATTTAGGAGCCGGCTTGAAACGCTCCGCCCACAACGCTGGTTCCAATACAGCCGTGTGTACCAGAGTGCCGAATTCCTGTGCGGGCGACGCAGGCGCAGAAGGTGCCCGATAATGCGCAGGAGAGCGCAAAAGCTTACGAATATCGCTACTGCTAAGATAATCTCGATGAGCATGGTATACGTCACTTTCCAGATTTTGTTTCCACATTGATTGATTCTTTCATTCGCTTCAAAAGTTTTTGTGCTTTGTTAAGTTTCTTTTGTTTCTTCGGGAGCGGTTCCGGCTCTCGGTAGAATGGGTTAGGAATCAAAACTTGACCTCGTTGTCCGAGTGTTGAATTTTGGTGCAATGCAGAATCATCTTTTTGCATTGAGTGATTGCGTGCGTGATATGACTTTCTAGTGAATGATTATCGCAATCGCTTTCGGCGAGTGTGGAAAGCAAAGCATCCAGAGCATCGCTTGCGACGCGCTTCCAATGAGCGGCGTTTTGTTTTGTGACAAATTGAAAATGGAAATCTAAGAACATACAGGTGCCTCCTGAATATTAAGTTGTTTTGCGTGAAACGCTCAGATGCTCTAAACTAAATTGCAATACAAGGCAAACAGTCGGAGAAACACTTATGAAGTGTGAACTTTGTCACCAAGATACTGCCTCAATTGTGCTCGCTGGCAAAGTTGTGGCTCTGGACGTAGGCCATGGGTGGAACACATCGCCTAAGTGGGATGCGGGAGCTGAGGGTAACGGGCTGACTGAATACGAATTGAATCGTGCTGTGGCCTACCGAGTGAAAGCTTTGTTGGAAAGTGTCGGGGCAAGGGTAGCGGTTTTTGACTATCACGATCCAATGGTTCGCCTAACTCTTAGGCAAAAGGGTGCCCGTGCTGGCGACTTCAAGGCAGATGTGTTTGTGTCGATTCATCATAATGCGTTCAATGGTCATGCTCAGGGAACCGAGACACTACTCGAAACTGCCGCAACTGCGGAAGATGTGAAGCTTGCGACAAAGATTCATGCACGATTGATTGAACACGTCGGGCTTAGAGACAGGGGCATTAAGCGCCAAGAACTGAGCGTTTTGCGAGGCTGTCCGACTTCGATACCGGCGGTTTTGACCGAGGGGTATTTTATCGACCATGTAAGTTTCGGCGGTTCGATACCGCCAGAACACTCAGAAAAATATGCAGTAGGGCTTGCTCTCGGAATTAGGGACTACCTAACGAAAGCATGAATCAGAGCTCAATTATAAAATGTTTCTCCGCTCTGGCAGCTGGCAGAGAATACCCGAACCGCTCGAAGTATCGAACGATTTCAGGAGTAGCTCTCCGGTATCCGCGCCATCGAGTTTGACCGTCGATTTTCTTGATGACAAGCCATCTCCAGTCTGGGCAGTTGTAAATTGCCGTATTCTTGTTTTGATGCCATCCAATTCGAGCTTGATGCTCTTCTGGCGTCTCAACTCGGACAATTTCGCCATAGGAATTCTCCGAAATAATGCACGGCTTTTTGAGGTTCAGACACCGCTCAATTAGTCCCCACATTGGGGATGCGGTCATCCATGGGCTAAAATGTTTCACAGTGTATTGTCTCATTCGCTCACCCCATCATTTTCATCATCTTCGGGTTCGTCATGATAAGAGCCGTCGCTGTGTTCAAAAATAATTTCATCAGTCAACATTGAATCAATGTAGCAAAGAAGCTCCTCACGGTAGGCGACAGGATCTACACGTTTAAGTACTTTGCTCGGGAGATACTCTAAGCATCCGAATTTAATCATTGGATTGCTTTCATCAAAGCAGTCATCAAACATAGACTCAAGATCACGTTCATATAGTTGTGTCATGGCAAACCTCGATATCATTTAAAACATCAGCGTATCCAGCGAATGCCACTTGCGCTGGATTATGAATCACAAGGCGACTTCCATCGCCGAAAGTCAATTCTTCACTAGCGTCTGATGCGCCAGTTTGCCACGCCATGTCGTGGTCATTCTTAAATGCAATGCTACGAGCCTTTTGGACGAGTAATGACCATTCCGGCTCGAGTTTGAAACCTCGGTCGTTCATTCTAATTTTGGCGAATTCAATCGCCAATTTCACAGCAGAATTTTTCTGAATCATGGATGCCTCTCAATTTCTTGCTTAAATATGTATGCTTCGATAAGCTGCACCAAAGATTTCTCCGTTGTCCCCATAAAAACTTCCTTACTTAACGCGTCCCAAAGCAAATCTCGCTCGGCACGTTCAAACACGTAATCACAGCGGTAGATTGCCCATAGCGCAGAAATATCGACTTGGTTATTCATTTACTCACCTCACGATGGCCACGTTTCACGCAAAATAATCCGCACTCTTTTGTGACTGAGCACACGATTGCGATAGATAACGATTGGCAATTCCTCTTCGTCTATAATCTTGGCCTCTCTCGAGTCTCGAACAAACTCAGCAACTGATGGCATTTCATCAATTGCGTTTCTCGTGCAAATTTCTGATGTGCCATTTGTTAAAAACACATAATAAAAGTTCATAAGCGTGCCTCCTAGTTATCGTTCATATCCTAAGGAAAATTTGCTGTGCATATCGACTAGATGTTTGAAAGCATCGAGTTGTTTCTCTCTTTCTTTGAGTAACAAGACGAGGTCATCAATTTTCTCTTTCTGTTCTTCGATTACTTTAAGAGCCTCGGTCAGCGTCATTTCATTTTGCGTCATTGTTGCAACGTTGAGCTTTAATTTCATAACCCATCTCCTTAAGAGGCTTAAATGCCTCAAAATGAATCATAATCGAACAAAGAAGTTTTTTCACTTATAAAATAACGATATTTTTAGGACTGATTTCACGGTGTTGAAGCGATATTTCAGGGGGATTAAATTTGACTCATTTTTGACGCCTTGGTTTTTTTTTGTCAATGTTGAATATCTTTCTAGTAACGCGGATGTTCAATGGCTTTCTTATCTACCAAAACATTTGGCCATTCTCTTGGGTTCTCCTGCGTTTTCAGACAATGGCGAGCCAATCATTCTCACTGCCAGTATCTTCATGGATACGCCATCGGCATCAAGCTCGTGTTCGATTGTAATGAATTAGATGAACGTAACTGGGTCATGGACTTTGGTGCAATGAAAGAGTTCAAGCGCTGGGCTCAATATATGTTCGACCATACTGTTCTCATAGCAAAGGATGACCCTGCCCTGCATGAGTTCATTGCTCTTGAGGAAAAAAAGCTCTGTCAATTACGGGTCGTCGATGCAGTCGGATGTGAAAAATTTGCTCAACTCTGTTTCAAGAAAATGGAAGAACTGCTTGCCAGCCATCCAGAGACGCTAGGCAGCAGACCCATCAACAAGACGGTCGGCATCAAATCTGTGGAAGTTCGAGAACATGAAGCAAATAGTGCCATTTATGAACGTTCATAACATGATTCTAAATCTGACAGATCGACCATTTTATACGATTCAAGGCGAAGGCTATGGCCTTGGCAGACCATCGATTTTCATTCGCTTCAGTGGCTGCAATCTTCGATGCCGATGGCTTCGGAATAATGTTGAGAGTATCTGCGATACACCTTACAGCTCTTTTAAACCTGAGCGTCATCGAGAGACTCTAGCCGATATCGTAGACTTCATTGAGAAGCATTCGAAAAGCCATCAAATCGTTATCACTGGCGGCGAGCCACTGCTTTACCCAGATCAGGTCAAAGCCATCTTCGAAGTCATGCCGAAGCATATGGAGATGACTATCGAAACCAATGGTTGGTTGCTTGAGAAACTTGACCTCGACGATGAACGTCTGACGTTGAGTATTTCGCCGAAATTGACGACGACCGAAAGCACGATGGAATCCCGTCTGAAGCTGACCGAGATAGTCAAACGAAGTTATGCCGAGAGAACTAAAACGAGACATATCTTGAAATTCGTCATGAATGACATCACGCCTCATATCATGACCAGCATGTTTCATGAGTTCGTAGAGGAAGTCGGACTTCCATCGTCGAACGTTTATCTGATGAGCGAAGGTGTCACAGCCGATGACATCGATGATAAGCAATCGATTATTTCAGAGATGGCTCTATTGGCAGGTTGGAATTACACCGACCGTCTACATCTCAGACTTTGGAAAGGGAAAAGAAATACATGAAACTCGAAACATACCCACATTCAACATTCGAAGAAAAAGAGAAGCTCGTCCGTTCGATGCTGGCCGCCCTTGGCGAAGATATCGACAGAGAAGGACTCTTGGAGACGCCAAAGAGAGTCGTCAAGTCATGGGATGAACTTTATGGCGGTTACATGCTTTCGCCCGAGGATATCCTCAAAAAGGATTTCAGCGAGGGTGCCTGCGACCAGATGATTGTTCTGAGGGATATCGAGTTTAATTCAACATGCGAGCATCACATCATCCCGATTATTGGCAAAGCTCATGTCGCCTACATTCCGAATGGTAAGGTCGTCGGAATTTCAAAGCTGGCCAGAGTCGTTGATGCTTATGCCAGGCGGCTTCAGATTCAAGAGAAAATGACCGAGCAGATAGCAGAGGTTATCATGACAGTTCTTCAGCCCAAGGGAGTCGGCGTCATGATTGAAGCTCAACATATGTGCATGACATCGAGAGGCATCAAGAAACCAAACGTTTCGATGGTGACGAGTGCTCTTCGAGGGGTCTTTGAGCGAGATGAAGTCAGGCAAGAGTTCCTCAAATTTATCAGGTGAATCATGAAACGTCTCGATGAAAAAATTGAAATGGTCTGGGAGTCGGTCGAGAGTTTGAATCCGGCTGCGTACAACCCTCGCGATATTACAGACAGAGCTTTCGAAGGTCTGAAAGAGAGCATTAAAAAATTCGGGTTCGTTGACCCGATTATCATAAATAAAAAGACGAGCAATATCGTTGGCGGGCATCAAAGATTGAAAGCTGCCCAAGCTCTCGGTCTGAAGGAAGTCCCGGTCGTCACAATCGATATTCCGGAGCTCGATGAAAAAGCTCTGAACGTAACCCTAAATAACCAAGCCATAAGCGGTCACTATACAGACACTCTCCAAGACCTGCTCATCGAATTGAAGGATGCCTACGAGCCAACTGACCTAGCAGCACTGCATCTCGACGACCTTGTCATCAGCTCAGATTGGTTTGATGGCTCGAAAGATATCGATGGTGTCGAAGAGAATCTCGACGGCCTTCTTGCCAAGATAACAATAAAATGTCCTCAAGAAAAAAAGTCAGACGTTCAGAAATTTCTGAAAGAGAAGCTGGCCGAGGCAGACTTTGAGGGTGTCGAAATTGGATAAGCTTGAACCGAAGCTCAACATCTTGGTTGCCTACCCATACCTGAAACCGAACGTCATTCAGTTTCTGAAAGAGCATGAGTCAGATATTCGATTCTTGCTAGACTCTGGCGCCTTCACTGCTTGGAAAGCAAACAAGACGATTCATCTGGATGAGTATTGCTCATTTATTGAAAGCTTGCCGTTCAAGCCATGGCGATACTTTACGCTCGATGTCGTCGGAGACCCTGAAGGTTCTCTGCGTAATTACAACAAGATGCTCGAGCGAGGGTTAAGACCGATACCTGTCTTTACAAGAGGCGAAGAACTGAGCGTCCTTGAGGAGTATTACAAGACATCAGATGTCGTTGCTATCGGTGGTTTAGTCCAGACACCGAACAATAAAGGGTTCGTCAAGGCGCTGATGAAAGTCATCGGCAAACGAAAAGTACACTGGCTCGGTTTCAATAGAAAGGAGTTCGTTGCTCACTATAAACCATTCATGTGTGACTCAAGCACATGGGCATCAGCTCTGAGATTTGCACGAGTAGATATCTACGATAAGAACGGCACATCATATCATGTTGGCAAGGATGATTTTAAAACTCTGCCTCAACCAACCATAGCCCGATTACTAAACCTGTATCAGATTTCATTTGCTCGATTGGCAGACCCGAAGCAATGGAAAAATTCAGGCACTGGAAATTACGCTATCGAAGAGCTGACGTGTAAGTCTTGGGTTCGATATCAGATAGATGTTCGAGAGAAGCTGGGCACGAACTTCTTTCTAGCGTGCGCTTCTGATTGGCAAGTAAAATTGATGCACCGAGCTTACCAGTTCTGGCGGTCAAAATGAAAGTGTTAATCAAAATCATTCATCCGTATGAACTAATCGCTTTCTTGAAAAGGAGCATGGCATGAAAGTTATCATCGTCTTATCTGGGGGTATGGACTCATCAACGGCTTTGGCATGGGCAATTAACAATGGCTACGAGGTCGTTGGTTGTCTCTCGTTCGAGTATGGCTCGAAGCACAATGCAAGGGAATGGGTATCAGCTCAGAAGATTGCTGCTCATTATGGCGTGCCAATCAAAAGAGCATCGCTGAACTTCATTGCTGAGTCATTCAAAAGTGATTTGTTGAAATCTGGGGGGGATATTCCCGAAGGTCACTACGCAGACCCATCGATGAGCAAGACGGTCGTGCCGTTCAGAAATGGTATCATGTTGTCCATAGCAGCCGGATACGCTGAATCAGTTGGGGCTAATGGCGTCATTCTTGGAAATCATTTTGGCGACCATGCCATCTACCCTGACTGTCGCCAGTCATTCATTCTGCCAATGATGGAAGCAATACGCCAAGGAACATATGCAAACATCGAACTACTCTCTCCATTCATGAATGTGGACAAAACAGAAATCGTTAAGATTGGTAAACGTCTGAATGTCCCCTACGAATTGACCTACTCTTGCTACAAGGGCGAGGATAGACATTGCGGCAAGTGTGGGACTTGCTATGAACGCAGAGAAGCATTCAACGATGCGGGCGTAGAGGACCCAACAATTTACGAGTAAATACGCTGACTTGATTATTTAGTTCTGAGACGATAAGCTTCGGCAGAAAAAAAAAATTGCCCTGACTGGCCGCAAACCATCAGGGCTTGAAACATCACCACCGGCCGTGGAGTGTTCGAAGCGAAACTACCGCTTTTGAGCCTCCAAGGCAAGACCGAGGAGGATTTTGTGTCCGAAGAGTTTAATTCCGAAATAGAAATCCCATTCACAATGATGCCGACAGCCATCTGGGAGATTGGTCTCTCAGGAAATGAAATGATTATCCTGCAAAGGATTCTCTTTAGGGCTGGTCTTCGGGGACAATGCTTTGAAAGCCGAAAGAGCATTGCCGAAGCTTGCTGCCTCTCAGACCGAACGGTTGGCATTATATTCGATGAGCTTGAACGCTTAAATATAATACAAATCATCAGACGACAGCTTGAGGGAAAGCCGAATCTCATACGAGTAAAACAACCTGCTTCATGGATAAGCAAACGGAAAAATCTTCCAAAATCAGAGGGGGGGTCAGATAATTCTTCTTACCGGGGTAGGAAACCATTTCCTACCGGGTGGGAAAAAATCTCCCATAGAACTAGATCCCATGAACAAGATTCAATTGAACTAGATTCCTCTTCTTTAGCAGCGGCTGAAGCCACTGCCCCTGAAATCATCGAAGCGGAAATAGTCCTTGATGAATTGCCTAAAAAGCAATCAGAGCCAAAACATGCTGAAAGGACGGCTCTGACGAAGCAGAAAGCTCCAGTGGGTAAAGACCAAGCCTCACCCATTTCAAAAGCATGGGGAGCCTATTCCGAGGCGTTTAAAGCGAAGTATGGAGTCGAGCCAATCCGCAACGCCAAAGTCATGGGTCAGCTCAAGCAATTCATCGAACGAGTCGGCCAGAACGATGCCCCAGACATCCTTCGATTCTACCTTCAACAACATGACCGATGGACTGTTCAAAATGGTCACACCGTCGGCATTGCCCTGCATCAAGCTGAAAAATTGGCCGCCGGATTTAGAGGTGCGAAAATGATGACCGAAAAAGAGGCAAGAAGGATTGATGAGAAACAAACGACGCAAAATATTTTAGAAGCATACGAAGCGAGAAAGGATGACTATTTTGAAGTTTGAAACCAAAAAAAAATTGATTCAAATTTTAGAAAATTTAGGCGGCACTATCAACGAAGCGACACCTGCTTTAATCGACGCCATGTTTAATGAGCATGAAGATAACAAGGTAATGGAAGCTGCCCTTGAAGTCATAAAACGTAAAGGTCGGTTAACCCTCGGCGATATCAAACAACAACTCGAGCCGAACGAAAATGTTAAATCCGAAGCAACCCAACTGGCACAACGGGCGATTGCCTTATTGCGTTACCCACAACGTGACGGGCAAGACGCAGCCGAGAAAGCTGACCTGCAAGCGTATGCACTGCTGATGAAAGCTGGTCGCTGGTATGACCTGCATGCCAAAAGCGAAGACCCGAGAGCAATGCGAGAACTACGCTATGAGCTGAAGACCTTAGCCGAGGATGCCCTGAAGACCGCCAAAGCAGGCTCACAAACACTGTTGAACGGGTCGGACAAGCAAACATCTTTGTCCGCACCGGAAATTATGAAATGCCTTGATTACGAGCACCGTAATTGACTTTACGGGGTTGGTTGTTAAACTCCTACGCATGAATCAAGAAATCAAACGAGCGTTGCTGATACCTTGCGGGAGGAGCGAAAAGCTTTGCCTCGTGACGATGTGCACCTACATCCACAAGGTTCACTGGCAAGCTGCCGAGCTCAATCACATGTTAGGGATTCACAAGAAAACCATTCACACTGCTATGAGACAGTTGATGATTCTTGGTGTCGTCGAATGCGCTGGCAAAGATGACTTGAACAGCAACGTCTACACGCTGAATCTCGCACGACTGAAGCAACTCGCGAATGAATATGCGTTCAATCTGCTGCCGGAGCTAAGGGCGTCTCAGTTGACAGGTTCAATCGCTCCATAATCAGGCGAGCATCGAGCTCAACTGTGCCTGATTCAACGCAAGCGTAAACAAGCCCTTTCAGGAACCAAGATGTGATTTTGCCTGCCAATTGAGCGGACACTTTGACACCTGAATGCTCAACGATATCCCGACGCAACAAACACACGAGGTGGTTTAAGCTGACCGACTCACCTAGCCATTCTGAAAAATACTGCCCGTCAATGATGCTAATCTCAAACGTGTTTACCCGTTCAATCAGGTATTCGTACAGTACCGCAAGCTGCCCAGATTCATTCAAGCAGATGATTTGTTCACGTTCACGACGAGACGCTTTGACGTCTTCAACCTTCCCAATCAGTTGGCGCACTTGCATCGAGCTTCCATAGCATGAGTTGTGAAACGGCTTTGAGCGGGGTTACTTTTTCTTTCAGCGCGTCATCAAAATACTTCACATCTTGCTTGGCTTTTTGGTAAGCCTCATTCTCGAGCGTTTCACGTTTGGCTCGCTCGATTTCAAGCAAGCTATTGGCAAGCCGCTTCTCCATTTCGTCGCGTGACATGTGCATGAGTTCTTGTGCGTGCTCGTGGTCAATGTCCTTTCCACAAGCGGCAGCTATTTTCTCTGGGCAACCGATTTCTAAAAGATACGAGCGCGCTGACCACAATTCGTCTACGTTTTTATTCACTGAGTGCCTCCGATGGTTGTTTGACTTACGACAGCAAATACCACAATAATCAATGCAAAGGAAATTTCCCTTTTTAAAAAAATACAGACAGGAGAACATTTTGGGAGGCGCAGGTTCAGGCGGTTATTCAAAGAAAGAATTTACAGATGCCGAAATCGAGAACATGAGACGATGGCGAATGCTCGGCCACAGCTGGGAACATATTGCCTACCGATTAGGCATGAAGTCAGAGACACCGATTGAACGCTTTAGGAAAGAAAACCCTGAGTTCGACAAAGAAGTGGGCGCAGCCGTGCTTAATCTTGAGTCAGCCTTAATTCAAGATTTAGTTAAATTAGTCCGCAACTTAATCGGGCAAAATAAATCTCCTCCTCCTGAAATCGTCAAAATGTTGATGCAGTATTTCAAGGTTTTTGAAAAGGAACAGAAAACCGATATCACAGCTATACAAGTCAACGGTCAGCCTGATGCGGGCATCCAAGTTAACTTTGTGTCACCTGAAGATGTAAAGAAGCTTATCAATCCTTTGCAAAAACAGACCGACGTTATCGATGTCTAAAAACATTGATTTGCCGGCTAAACTCTGGCCGTTAACGAAACCAAAGCGATACAACATTCTTCACGGTGGCCGAGGTTCAGGCAAGTCTGAGAGCATTGCACGATTGCTCATTATCAAAGCGATGCAAACACAACGTCGAATACTTTGTTGCCGAGAGTTCCAAGCAAGCATTCGTGAGTCGGTTCACGCGCTGCTCAAGAGCGTCATTCACACGTATGACTTGCTCGATAAGTTCACCATTAACTTCAACTCAATCAAATGCAACGTCACCGGCAGTGAGTTCGTGTTTGCCGGACTTGCGGAGCATACAGTGGACTCAATAAAATCGCTGTACGGTTTCACCGATGTTTGGGTTGAGGAAGCGCAGCGGCTTTCCAAGCGCTCGATGGACTTGCTGCTCCCAACCATCCGCGCTGAAGGTTCAGTGTTTTATTTCACGTTCAACCCTGAGCTGGAAACCGACCCAGTTTACAAGCGATTTATTTCTGAGCCAGACCCGCGTGACGAGTCGATTGTCATCGAAATGAATTACCCCGATAATCCTTGGTTCCCTGAGGTTCTGCGCGTTGAAATGGAAGCGTGCAAGCGCAGGTCGAACGAGGATTACTTGCACATATGGCTCGGCAAGACCCGCTCATTTACGCAAGCATCAATCCTCGGTCATCTGATTCAAGTTCAGCAATTCGAACCAGATGCTGAATGGCAAGCGTACTACGGAATCGACTGGGGCTTCGCAGCTGACCCGACTGTGCTCGTGCGCTGCTTTCTGCATCAACGCAAGCTGTACATTCGAAATGAATTCTATGCTTTCGGGATAGAGATTTCTGATTATGCTCGATGTTTTGCCAGTGTTCCGGGAGCTGTGAACGCTGAACTATGGGCAGACAACTCACGACCTGAATCAATCAGCTACCTCAATCAGCCAACAAATTTCCCAGACCGGAAACCGCTCAACGTCAAAGCGGCTCCCAAGTGGAGCGGGTCAGTCGAGGACGGCATCGCGTGGCTTCGGTCGCTGGACGCCATTGTGATTCATCCTGAATGTTCCAACACCGCCTACGAACTCCCGCGCTATTCGTGGAAGGTAGACAGATTGACCGGCGCGATTTTGCCAGTGCCAGCGAGTGGATGGGACCATGTCGGAGACAGCGTTAGGTACGCATGTTCTCGGTTCATTAAACGCAAGTTAAACTCATTCGATATCCTGTGATACATTTTTGAGCGAGGTGATTCATGAAGAAAAAAACGACTGCAAAAAAGAACACAATTAAAGACAACGGCGTGCTGCAGGACTTCACAATGGGTGCAATCAAGTCAACCGAAGTCAGTGGGCTAAAGGGCTTGCAGAATAACCTGCGCTATTCAGCGCTCACACAAAACAGAATGCTGCTCACTGAGATGATTCAAGAGCATGCTTTGTTGCGTCGCTTTGTGCGTCAACCAATCGAAGATGCTTATCGTGGTGGCGTGCTTATTAAGTGTGACGAGCTCTCAGCCGATGACTTGGCAACGCTGAATCAGAAAATGGAGGAAGCGCAAGACCTTCAGACGTTGGTTGAGGCACGCATGTGGACAGAAGTGTTCGGCGGTGGCGGGCTCATTGTGAATGCCGGTCAAGAGTACGACCAAGAATTTACCATCGACCAGATACAGCAAGACGGTGAGCTAGAGTTCTATCCAGTTGACAGATGGGAGTTGGCTACCACAACCAACGGCAACATCCTCGACCAAACACAAGACTTCCTCGGTGACGTGCCTTACCTTTATTACGGACACCGGCTACACAAAACGTGCGTGCTCCGCATGATAGGCGAGAAAGCACCATCAATGATTCGCGGTCAATTCTCCGGATGGGGCGTGTCGCGGCTTGAGGGTGTCGTGCGTTCTTGGAATCAATACCTTAAGAATCAGGAAGTCATGTATGAGCTGACAGATGAAATGAAAGTCGATGTGTTCCGCATGGAGGGCTTTAATGAAACGCTCGCATCCAGCGACGGAGCACAGAAGGCAGCCCATCGTGTTCAGCTCGCTGCCGAGCTCAAGAATTACAAATCAGCTCTCGTCATGGACAAGGACGATGAGTACGAGCAAAAGTCACTTTCCCTTTCAGGGATGGCCGAAGCGATTGCCGAAAACCGCAAAGGAATTGCTGCCGACCTTGGTACTCCGATGACCAAGCTGTTCGGTCTATCGGCGGCAGGATTCAACTCCGGCGAAGATGACCTTGAAACATGGAACGCAAAGGTCGAAAGCGAAGTCCGAGCAAAAGACCGCAACATCCTGCTGTTCATGATTCAGGCTCGGTGTCAGCAACTGTTCGGCTACGTGCCCGAAACCATCTCGTTTGAGTTTCATTCATTGCGTGTGCTTTCCGCTGACCAAGAGGAAGCAATCAAGTCTCAGAAGTTTGACCGAATCATGCGGCTGTTTGACAGTAAGTTAGTGCCGACTTCCAAAGTCATTGAGCTCATGAACGCCGAGAAGATATTCGCACTTGACCTTGATGCAGATGAAACCGATGACAGCGTTGAACCGGCGCTCGGCTTGCCCGAAGGTGAAGCACAACCTAAAGATGACGACTATCAATCCGAGGCACTCAACGGTGCCCAAGTAACATCGCTCGTGGAAATCATCGCACAAATCACTGCCGGCATGATTCCAAAGGAAAGCGCGGCGGCGATTATCAAAGCGGCGTTCCCGACGTTTACAGATGAGCTAATTGCAAAAATCATCTCACCGATTCAGGAGAGCTCAACCGATGCCCAACAACCAGAAGGAATTGAAAACAGTCGTACCTTCGGAATCTTTAAGCGATAAGTTACGGGCTGAAATCAAACGCGTCATGCGGGCGATGTTCTTTGACCCGCTTATGAGCGAATTAAAGGCAATTAAAAATAATGCGACAAGCAAAAGCAAGTTGGTTCGTAAGATCGAATCCGGTTCACTTCAGTACGTCGGTGGAGCGTTTACCGGCAAGCTGGACGCTGCGACCGGAAAGTCACTTAAGGAATTGGGTGCTCGCTTTGATAAGCGTCGTAGAGGATGGGTCATCGCCGAGCCACGTTTACCCGCCGACTTGCAAGAAGCTGTACGCAAGCAAGTTAAGTCTCGAGAGGCGCTCGAAGAAGCTACAAGGGCATCACTAGCGTCAATCAGCAAACGTGCTCAGGAGATGATTCCTCGTCTCGACTTTGACCCGTATGCAGATGCCACCGAGGAAGACGTGGATGACAAAGTTTTGGCATCGCTTGCCGACGAGATAGCTATTCAGCCGAAGCTATCCCGTGAACAGAAAGCAGAGATGCGGAAGGAGTACACCGAGAACGTCAAGCTTTCGATTGTGGGGTTCATCGACGAAGAAGTAAAAAGATTCCGTAAAAGTGTCCTGCCCAAGATACGAGACGGCATGGATAGAGACCAGCTCAGGCTATACATCCAATCAAGGCTAAAAGTCAGCGCCACACGAGCCGCTTTCATTGCCCGACAAGAAACGGCGCTATTCACTTCCCAACAAAAAAAGTTACTATACGTTGATGCGGGAGTGACTCAGTATAAGTGGAAGGCAATCGGAGGCAAGGCTGGCGATGGCCGCACACGAGATAGCCATGCGGAAGCACATGGGAAAATCTTTTACTGGGACAAGGATAAAGGTCGTAACGGGGCTCTCAAGCCTCGGAACGGTGAAGGCAAAACCGTCAATCCCGGAGAAGATTTTGGATGCAGATGTCAGGCAGTTCCGATAGTAGATAGAATCATTTAAGGAGAAAATTATGTCAATTGAAGCTAAGAAAATCGCCATCATCAAGAGCAACGCAGCGCCTGAAGTTAAGCTGAAGGCTTTAGAGAAGTTGAACTCAAAAGAAACTGAAGCAATAGCAAAATACGCGAGCATGATAGTCGAGGCTCAAGATTCTTTAAATAAAGCGATGGCGTATTATGGTCTATTGGAAAGGTCTGCTGGAATTACGAAAGACCCTCAGCTCGGACAACTCGGTAAGAAAATCGAAGGAAGTTTGAATATCGCGTCGCGCGAATTGAAGGCAGCTTTACAGGCTAGTAAGGAATTGTCGTCAAAATATAAAGGATAAAGACAATAAGAAAGGAAATGCCATGACAAATAATCTTGAAGCTAAGAAAATCGCAATCATCAAGAGCAACGCCGCACCGGAAGTGAAGCTAAAGGCTCTCGAAAAACTCGACGAGAAAAAGAATGCCAAGGACCCCAAAATAGCGATGGCCGCTAAACAGCTCGACCGAGCGTTGGATGAACTGCAGCGAG